AGCCATGCAGTATGAACGGTATTCCATTGCTTTGATAAAACGTTTAAACATTATCCATGCTCCTTCAACATCAATGCTCGTGCTTCTTCATGATAGCCTTGACGTGATAGTTCAGCAGCCGCTCTTGCTCTACCTGCCGACTCTCCAAATGCTACAATAGCCATAAGCACAGCAATAAAACCTTTACCTAATGCTCTGAACATCTTTGGTAATGGGTTTTGAAATGTTGGACGTCTAAATGCAATGCCGTTACGTTTTGCTTCTAATGATACTTGCATTACACCCACCCCTTTAGATTGTCGTTAAAGTTGCGAGGATCATGTCCGTGTGCAACCTGCCAAATATCACAGCGTGAAATACCCATGTCGGTTAGTTCACGATCTGTTAGAGCTGAGAGTTGTTTGATTGTGTTGTTGATTTGTTTGCGTTGAATACGCTTCTCGTTTAGATTAACGAAAAACTGTGCAATTGATTTTAGACTGAAATTGCCACCAGCCATTACTAATGAAGTCATTAACTTCTCCTTTTATGTATATGTGTGTGTGCTTCTAAGGTTCATCACGTACCCCGGTCTCCCCCGGCGCTACCTTTGTATGGCATAGGAAATGCCCTTCATTTTTTAAAAGCTGAAGACGCTTTGCTGCTTTGCAACATCTGTATTTATACTATAGTATAACGGTAGTTGACAAAAATCAACGGTTATTTGTGCATTGCTGTTATGCGTTTAGCGCAAGTTAAATTATACTATATTACGAACATCTATTCTACGTCCGTACCTCATACATTCTCGAACGTATGCTTGGTCATTTTGTCTAAATTCAGTTTTAATGTATGTTTCCATACCAAGTTCTTTTAAGGTTTTATCTGATCGTGGGGATGAGACCGCGGCCATCATCACACGACCAATAGATTTTGCTAAGTTGATCATTGTTTTCTCCAATTGTAATGATGTTTTTTAAGGCGAACGCCCGTTGTCTTTTCAACGTGTCAGGTCGAGAACATATCTTGCCGTACTATTTATTTCTGTTGACAAAGATAAGAAATAATCTTATCATAAATAAATCGTAGGCAACGTCGAGCCTACCTACGAAGTGAGCGACGGGGTAAAGCCGTCAAGCAGAGGAGAAAACAATGGACGCACTCACCTTATGGAGCCTAGTTGGGTTCCTACTTGCTGCCTATGCAGTAATAGCCAATGATTCAGTACAAACTCTTGGTACATGGATGGCATCAAACAATGAGAGATTCAACTACAAAACACTATGGGCAGCAGCAAGTGCAGTGCTACTTGCAACGCTATGGTATGGTTGGAGTGTAAATGGTGGAGACATCAGTTATGGAAGACTAAACAAAATCCCATGGCAAGAAGTACAATGGTATCACGCAGCCGCACCTGCAATCTTAGTTGCATTAACTAGACTAGGTGTTCCAGTATCAACGTCATTCTTGGTGTTATCAGTATTTGCTTCAACCTTTGTGTTGGAGAAGATGCTTATGAAATCAATTATGGGATATGGTGTTGCAGCCGCATTTGCATATGTGGTATGGTTTGCAATACACAAATACTTTGGCCGCTGGTATGACGAAACAAAACCAGTAGACGAAGGCAACAAACGGTACTGGCGCATTGCACAATGGATAGCAACAGGCGGATTGTGGTGGACATGGCTGAGTCATGACATTGCAAACATCGCAGTATTCCTTCCACGCGAAGTTCCTGTGGATCTAATGATGTTTATATCAGTTGTGTTTGTCGCAGGCTTATTCTTTATGTTTAGAGAACGAGGTGGCAAGATACAACAGATTGTTCTAGAAAAACACAACACTCGTTATGTACGAAGTGCAACACTAATTGACTTGTTCTATTGGTTGTGCTTGTACTTCTTCAAAGAGCTCAACGACATTCCTATGTCAACAACATGGGTGTTCGTGGGCTTGTTAGCAGGACGAGAACTAGCAATGGCAACATACTTTGGCAAGAAGAAAACAAAGAGTGTGTTCCCACTAGTTGCAAAGGACTTTGGTAAGATGATGGTAGGCTTAGGTGCAAGTGTTGCACTTGTGCTGATGATCCATTATATTATTGTACCTAGCGGATTTTAATAAAAGGAAGGCAGTGAATCAACGCACTGCCTTTTCTCTTGAACTTCTATTATTTTTGACTGTTTTCCTTACCAGAAGCATACATTTCTAGATAGTTGATGTAATTAATCATTGAGTGATCTGAGAAACTGTCTATTTGCCCACGTTTGATGCCCATCCATATGCCGCGCCATTTATCTTTGAAACGTTGCCAACGTGTGGGCTTGCGAACATTGCCCCAACAGTTGAGATAATGTTCTTCTCCATCATGCTTATATCCGATCAACCAAGGTGGAACTGTAGTAACTATGTCATTGTTGTTCACCCAGCGATGATGCTTAGTTTGCATGGTGTTCACATATCNGGCCCAACCTGCTCTAGGTGAACCATATGTATAAAGTTCTTCTGCATCACGAACGCCGTCTTCGTAGAAACAACGGGCTGTCATAATAGTTGCCATTGCTGCTCCTAGACTATGTCCGCAAAACCATAATGTTTTATCTTTGTTTNNTGTACGAGTGATGTCTTCTAATACCATTGGCCAAAGCTCGTCTACTTCTGCTTTGAAACCCCTGTGTACTCTTGATACAGTTTCTGATACCACAGGTGCTGCCTTTAGGTCAGCCGCAATATCATTAAACTCGCTTGGTTGTGTTCCACGACATGCAATAACTAAATCGTCTTTGTTCATGAAGCGATATGCTTGTGCGCCTTCTCTGTTGTAAAACTCAACAGTTGTAAATCCTAATTTTTTTACTTGCTTTTTTACTTCCGTGATGTTATCATTATACGCAATACTACTAAGTTTTGCAAATAATAATGAACGATCAGGAAAAGACATTTGTGATATCATTTAACCCTCCAAAGTGTTGCCCCAATTGCACATGTATTTATAAGTTGTATATACTAAATACATTAACGGAGTAATAGTAGCATGAAGAAACGTACTAGAAGTATTTTAGAAGAACTTAATCATCTAAGCCGTAGTTCTGATGCCGATCATCTAATCGAATCAAAAGCTAGTAATATTATTGAAAGTGCAATAAACATACTAGATCGAATAGGCAGAACATATGACGCAGATACGGCTGGTGAATTAGAAAGACGTTTCCTTAATTCTATTAAAAGTGGTGATCCTCGAAAATTTAAAAGAGGAATGAGTAAAGTCATAGAGAGTAAAAAGAATGATATTATTTGAAGGCGGCTCAATGCCGGGTGTTGGTCCTATTCATATTGATGAAATTGAACCTACACTTGATGCATTAGAAAAGAAATTAGGAATCGATCTGAAAAACAACGTCTTAGGTTCTGTTGGTAAAAAAGAATTTAGTGGCGATATCGATGTTGCTATACAACTTACTCCAGAAGAAATAGAAGGTTTTGTAGAAAAACTAAAAAAAATTCCTGAGATTATGGATCTTGCAAAAAGCTCTGTAATTATGACAAAGGTTAAAATTATAGATTTCGACCAAACAAAACAAGCAACTAAACCTCGTACCGGATTTGTACAAGTAGATTTTATGCCAGGCGATCCGGGTTGGATGAAAACATATTATCATTCACCAAGTGAAACAGAAAGCAAGTACAAAGGTGTCTTTCGTAATATTATGATTGCAACTATTGCTGCCGTGCTTGACCGAAAAGATTCAGAAGAAAAGATTGATGATGGCCGCTCAGTAGAGAGTGAGCGTTGGATGTGGAGTCCGGCCGATGGTCTTGTTCGAATTAAGCGCACACCTGTGCCTAACAAAGCAGGTACTGGCTTTACTAAAAAGAATAAAAACGAAATCATCGGCGAACCTATTAAAGATGCAGCAGGCATTGCTAAAGCATTAAAACTAAATGGTCCTAAAGACTTAAATTCATATGAAAGTCTAAAGGACGCAATTGAACAGAACTATCCAGATGATATGGTAAACAATATATTAGACGGCTTTGTTAAAAACAACCAAGTTAAAGATATCGGAGTGCCGGACGATCTAAAAGATAGAGTGCAAGAAAGTTTAGCAGATAAACATCTTCGTAGAATTAAGGAATTATTGCTATGAGATTTAGCGATTTTAAAATAGTAGAAGGTAATGTTCGCCTTCAAAAAAGATTGAATGACTGGAAGACCAAATACATATCGTGGCAACAACTTAAGAATCAATCAACAACTAGTTCAATGGTAGGCGATATTAATGTTACATCGGCGTCATTTGAAAAAAGTATGGAAGATGAAAAAANTCGACTAGATAAAGAAGCAGAGTTTCTTAGACAAAACGGATTACAAGATCAAGTTGATAGTTTTATTGANGATACGAGTAAACCTATGAAAAGGATAGAAGTAGATCCTGTTCCAGGTATTGCAATGCGTAAAAACAAAACTCAAGCAAACGAGAGTATTCAACTTAATGAAGGTGCTCGTATTGATCACGCAGAAGACTTAGTATACTTTGAAGGCAGTGCTGGTGCTATGCGAGCGTTAGAAGCTATTAAAAGTTTAGAAGGTGAGGGACATAAAGATGTTACAATTAAATGGGATGGATCTCCTGCTATTATTTTCGGNCGTGATAGCGACGGCAATTTTATACTTACAGATAAATCTGGATTCACTGCTACAGGATATGACGGAAAATCAACCTCCGCAGAAGCCCTCCAACAAATGCTAATGAATCGCAAGGGTGCAAGCAATCCTGATCCTGGCAAAGCCGCAGACTATAAAGCATTTGCAGGCAGAATGGCCAGTATCTTTGATATGTTTGAAAAAGCAGTACCGCAAGACTACAGAGGATTCTTTAAAGGAGACTTACTATACTTTACAACACCTGAAAAGCGCAATGGTAATTTTGTGTTTAAACCAAACATTGTAGAGTATGCAGTTGATTCTGATTCCGAACTAGGCAAAAAGATTGCACGAAGCACAACAGGTGTAGTTATACATAGAGAAGTTGATGCGCAAGGCAATGAAGGGCCGCTNCAAAATACAGATATGTTTAAAGGCACTGACGTATTGGTAGTACCTCCTGTTAGTGTAGAGCGTCCTGCGGATGCACCGAACGAAGAAATTGCACAACTAGAAGCA